GATAGTGCAGAAAGTATAGAACTAGCTATCCTTGACAAAATAGGAAAAAAAGGTATATTATTAAAAGACAGCATGAGATCTTTTGGTAAAGATAAATGTTGGATAACCTATGAGGAGGTTGTAGATGATAAATCACGTTCAAGCTCTTTACACAAAGAAGAGAGCCCTAGAACTTGATTGGGAGCAACACTACGTTCAAGAGGGAATATATACTCTTGACATGGTTAGGATTGACGAAAAAATTCGTGAAATCATTAACCAGATTAAGATGTCTGAAGCTGAAATAGCTTATAGACAAATTAAAGTAGAAATGGCTGCTCCTGAGTTTTCTGTAGCTAGCTAAACCTAGCTATTTATATCCGAAAAGTAGATTTTCGATGCAGGTATCCCTTGCGCTATTCAATAAATTCAGTTATATTTCAATTACTATACATTAACTTCTGATCTAGACGCGTATAGTCGACGGCCTAGAGACTAGATTGGAATAACTAGGAGAACATAACTATGGCACAAACAACTTTTTCAGGACCAGTCCTTTCACAAAACGGCGCTGGATTTCTTGGATCAATCGTACCTGGATTAACAGGTCTTACAGCAACAACAGTAGCAACAGCAACAACTTTAACTTATGCTGTTAATACTATAACAGTAAATAATTACACTGGTGCTGCAGCTCAAACTGTAACATTACCAGCGGCTATAGCAGGATCAGTAGTGGTCCATGCTCAGTCAGTTGATACAACTGGTGGTACAGCAAAATTAATTTTTGATTGTGCAGGAACAGACGTACTTGCAACAGGATCAATAATTGAAAGCAGAGCAACTAACGCTCTTACTATTGATACATCAACTGCAGGTGAAACTAGACTTGAATATACACCAGCAAACGCGGTGACTAATTTATTTAGTCAGGGTTCTTATATTTATTTTTCATGTGCACAAGATGGTACATGGACAGTAGCATATAAAATGCAACCAAATCCGGCTAGCACAGGTCTTACAGGTGCTTTCGCTTTTGCAGCATAAATAATTAATTTTTAAGGAGCTCGAAAGGGCTCCTTAATATACAAGGAGAAAAATATGAAGGGTGATGTAAAACCAGTCGCGTTAGCGAGTAATGTTAGTACTGCAGTTTTATTTGCTGGACCAACAAGATTAAGAGGATTTATAATTCAAGCTGGAGCAACTTCAGGAGCATGTATTATTAATGGTTTAGCAAATGTTACTACAGTAAGTACTTCAACTAACACAGAAGTTTATATTCCAGTTCAAGTTGGCGCAGGACAAACTGAAACTTTAAATTTACCAGAAGATGGTGTTCTATATGCAGGACGAAATGGTACTGGAATAATTGATGGTATAGGTATTGCAAGTAATACTAGCGGATTAACTGTTACGTTATTTATAGATAAGTAGGAGTCAATTATGGCTTCATCAGGAACTACAGTTTTTGAAAAAACTTTCTTTATTGATGATATTATAGAAGAATCATTTGAAAGAATCGGTCTTGTTAATAATACCGGTAATCAGATGAAAGCAGCCCGTCGCTCGCTGAACATTATGTTTCAAGAGTGGAGCAACAGGGGTTTACATTATTGGGAAGTAGCACAAAACTCTATTTCAATGGTAGAGGGACAATCTGTTTATACAATTTATAGATCTTCAGGAGATGGTACTTCAGATGGAACTTTTAGTTTATTAGATGGTGCACTTACTATTAATGCTACAACAATTACATTAGATTCAGTTACTCAATTTCCAACATCTGGAACATTATTAATAGATTCAGAACAAATTACTTATACTGGAACTAATACATCTAATAGTACAATAACAGGATGTACACGAGGTGCTAATAGCACTGTAGCTGCAACTCACACCGATAATACTGCAGTTTACAATTATACTTCTATTACATATGGTGCTGATGATATTTTAGAAGCAAGTTATAGACAAACGGATCAAGATCCAGTTGTAGATTTTCCACTTACAAAAATTAGCAGATCTGGTTACAGTGCTTTATCTTCTAAATTTTCAGAAGGAACACCAACTCAATATTACGTACAAAGACTTATAGATAAAATTACAATTACTTTATATTTAACACCAGGTTCTAGTGAAGTTAATAATGTAATGTTTTATTATTATGCAAAAAGAATTCAAGATGTTGGAGCTTATACAAATATAACAGATGTTCCATATCGATTTGTTCCGTGCATGTGCGCGGGACTTGCTTATTATTTAGCACAAAAATATTCACCACAAAGAGTACAAGAAATGAGATTATTATATGAGGATGAATTAAAGAGAGCTTTAGAACAAGATGGCTCTCCTTCAAGTTCATTCATAACACCTAAAGTTTACTATCCGAGCGTATAATGGGAAATTTATCTAGAGGAAAATATGCTTATATGATTTCTGACCGATCAGGTCAGAGATTTCCATATCAAGAAATGGTACAAGAGTGGAATGGATCATGGGTACATACTTCTGAATATGAAGCTAAACAACCTCAATTAGAGCCAAGCCCAGCAGTTGCAGATCCACAGGGTTTACAATATGCACATCCTGATAGAGTAGAACCACCAGTATTAATTGCATTAGAACCTAATCCTTTTGAATCAATTAAATATTCTGGAGTAACTTATATAAATGTTGATGAACAAAATCATGGAAGATCTACTGGTAATATCGTAAGATTTAGAGGACCTACTAATGATACAGGTTTTACTAGTGTACAATCGTTTGATAATGTTACTGATATTTCAAATGCAAATGGATTCTCTATTATAGTTGGTAAAATAGATTCATCTGGTAATATAACTGATACTACAAATTATTATTATTTTGTAAGTACGAGTACAGCAACAACGGGAGGAGTAGCGGGCGGCGGGGCTGAATGTTCTTCTGGCCCAGTAACTTTACAAGCTTAATATGACATACGCAGAACTAACAGCAAAAATTAGAAACTACACAGAAGTAGATTCAAATGTATTTACACAAAGTATTATTGATGGATTTATATTAGATGCTGAATATAGAATTTTAAGAGAAGTAGATTCTGATAATAATAGAAAATATGCAACTGCAACTGTTGTTGCAAGTCAAGCATATGTAAGCACACCTTCTACAGGAACAGATCAAACTTTAATTATAAGAGAAGCTCAAATTATTCCAAGTGGTGTATATACTGGTCCTAATGCTGTAGTAGAATATAGAGATACTGGATTTATTAATGAATATAATGCTAGTAATGCAACAGGATTACCTAAGTATTTTAGCTATTGGGATGAAGATACTATAGTAGTAGCCCCTATTCCAGATTTGACATATACTATGCAATTAAATTATATCTTGAAACCAACTGGATTATCTAGTAGTAATACGACATCATATTTAAGTAATCAGTTTCCCACTGGTTTATTATATGCATGCCTTGTTGAGGCATACGGGTTTTTAAAGGGTCCGGCAGACATGATACAATTTTATGAACAAAAGTATCAAAGTGTGCTACAAGGATTCTCTATTGAACAAATGGGAAGAAGAAGACGAGATGAATTTCAAGAAGGTTCACCTCAGATTCAAAAACAAGGATAATAATTAGGAGATAAATATGGCGTTTACAGGAAATGCAATTGCAAATAGTTTTAAACAACAACTACTACAAGGCGGGCATAATTTTACAGCTAGTACAGGTAATGTTTATAAACTTGCTCTATACACTTCTGCAGCATCTTTCACTTCAGCGACAACTGTTTACACTTCAACAAATGAAGTTACAAACACTGGTCAGTATACAACAGGTGGTGGAACTTTAGTAAATATATCACCTCTAGTTTCTAGTGGTGTTGCATTTATAGATTTTGCAGATCTATCTTTTACAGGTGTTACTTTAACTGCAGCAGGATGTTTAATTTATAATACATCAAATGCGAATGCAGTAGTTGCCGTATTAGATTTTGGTGGAGATAAAACTGCAACAGCTGGAACATTCACAGTTCAATTCCCAGCGGATACAACATCAGCGGCTATTTTAAGAATCTCCGGATAACAGGAGCTTAACTTATGGCAAATGGTTGGGGCCTAGGTGCTTGGAATACAGGCGAATGGGGAACAGGTGCTGTAAATATTACTGTTGAAGTAACTAATCCTACTGACACAGCTTGGGGTGAAGATCCTTGGAATCAAGGAACCTTTGGCGGCATAAATAATCTTAGTATTAATTTAGAAAGTGTTTCTATTGCAATTGGTATTGATGTTGCAGTAACGGGACAATTATTAACGGCTACTTTAAATTCAGTAACTCCATTAGCTAATGCAAATGTAGATGTTACCGGAACTCTTTTAACAACCACTTTAGGAAATTTAGATCCAGCACCCGATGTTGCTCTTGTAGGTCAAGAATTAACAGCTGCTATAAGTTCAGTTACACCGTTAGCTAATGCTAATGTAGATGTAACGGGTCAATTATTAACTGTAAATTTAAATAGTGTAGCAATTGAAATCATATTAGATCCTGTTGATGTAACAGGACAATTATTAACAGCTTCTTTAAATTCACCTGAAATTTTATTAAATACTCCAGTTGATGTAACGGGACAATTATTAACAGCTGCCGTAAACTCAGTTACACCGTTAGCTGATGCTAATGTAGATATAACAGGTCAACAATTAACAACTGCTTTATCAAGCGTAGATCCTTCACCAGATGCTGTAGTTGTAGGGGTTGGAATGACTGCTTCTTTAGCTGTAGGAACAGTAATTATAGCAACAGCTGATGTAAATGTAACAGGACAGCAAATAACTGCAGTATTAAATAGTGTAACTCCAATAGCTAATGCTAATGTAATTTTAACAGGTAATATATTGACTACTTCGGTAAATAGCATTAATATACAAAATTGGACAACTGTTAATACTGGAACCATTGTTACTTGGACAGAAATTAACACAGCAGCTTAACATAAAATAGGATTAAATATGGCATCAAGTTTTTCTACAGATCTTAAACTAGAACTCATGGTCACTGGCGAAAAAGCCGGTCAATGGGGAGATATCACAAATACAAATTTAAATTTATTACAACAAGCAATA